GCGTTCATCTCAGCGTCTCCAGTTTACATTGAGACTGGGTATCGTTTTGCCCGCAGAGGCAGCCTTTGTTTACTTGGGCGTTTGGCGGGCAAAACGATTCCACGTTAACGGGAGGCGCTTTAGGTCCGCCGTGCAGAGCGCAGAACCTGCGGGCGGGTACAGATCGGCAGCGGGTTGCTTTCGATTTCAAGGCGCACCCATTCGTCGCGATCCCGATCGGGAACGGAGCGCGCATAGAGCGGCAGGCCGAGGGTGTTGACGGTCTCGAAGGTATCCGCCGGGGCGTAGTAGATCTCGAACAGACCCTCGACGCCCTCGGGATAGAAACAGGCCTTGTCGACGGGCACACCGAAGGCCGCATTGCCGCGATAGCGGCGGAAATTGATGCCACCAAAGCTGACCTCATCAGACACCCGGCTGCGCAAATCGGCGGCCGCGGCGGTGTTGAGGTAGGTCTCGCGCACTTCCTTGTGGGCCACCAGATCGGCAAAGAAGGCAGAGCCGCATTCGGCGCGCAGTTGCACCGCACCGGTGGAAAGACCGCCAAGCGTATCCTCGACACTTTCGATCAGTGCTTGACAGCGTTTGCGCAGGGCTCCGGAGCCGGGCGAGTTGTTATCAAGATCAAAATCCACCTCGCTCGCCGGAGTGATGGCGAATTCGGTGAAGTAGTTAATCACCGTGGCCCCGTCCTTGGGGTCCAGCACCTTGCCCTGAATGCCGTTCAGCAGGTGGTATTCGAACGTGGCCTCGGCGTCGGTGCGCAGGCGGCGCAGACGGCGGGCGACCTCGGCCTGAATTTGCTGGGTCTCGCTGTCGGTGCCGAACGCACGGATGCCCTGAATTTCCGAGGCCCAAAGCACATCCTGCTTTTTGAACTGACGGCAAACGAACGCCCGCACGTCGCGGCGTTCCGGCACCTGCTGATCAAAGGCCGAGCCGCGTTCGGAAAACGGGATCAGCGACAGGGTGCCACCGCGGGATTCAATCACGACGGTGCGACTTCGCACGCCTCGATCGGAGAACAGGCCGGAGCCTGACAGGGTTGCGGGCTTGAAGGGGATGTTTTCCAGCGCGCGAGTGAGCTCGATGACCGAAAAGGCATCGGTCTCGAAGATATCCATGGTGGCCATGAATTTGTTCCTTTCTTAGCGGGTGAGAATGCCGACGGCGGTGAGCGCTACGTGAACTGCGGCGATTTCCGGTGCCGTCGGCGTGCCGATGAACACCAGATCATTGGCGTTTACGATGGCCGGGCCACGCAGCAGCACAACCGCATCCACATCGGCCGCGGTGGCATCCGCCTTGCCCCAGAGCACAGCGACAGCGGTCTCGGTGCCATCAACTGCGGCCGGATCATGGGCGGCGTATTTACCGGATGCGGTGATTATGCCGAGCACGGTACCCGGTTCCAGAACGGGATTTGCACCGCCGGTGGCGATGGTGATAACTTCGCGGGTGTAATCGCGAAGTGCCTCCCAAACGATAAAGCCGCCTGTGTGGCGGCCTTCGGTCAAAATGGTCATGGGTGTTTATCCTTTGCGTTTGAAGGTGCGGGCGATCACATCGCCCCAAGGTTTTGCTTCGGGCGACGGCCCCGGCTGCGGATGGTTGGAGGAGATGTCGGGATCATCGGCGGCCTTGGTGTCGATGAGGACTTTTCGAATACCCTCAAGGCTGGTCTCAGCGGCGAGGAACGAGGCCGCCATCTGGGGCTGACCGGCAAGGCGGCATAGATCAACGACCGTTTTGGCGTAGGTCATCGCCTCGGCACGGTTGGCAATGGGATCAGGAACAGGGTCGGGTTTCTGCGCTTGTGCGGGAATGGGATCAGCCTTTGCCGACACTTCGGATTTCGGTGCTGGATCGATCGCCGAAATGGCGGGTATCTCAACCGCTTTCACCGCCTCGATGATTTCCGGCGGTGTGTTTTGGAACTGGCTCACATCAAAACTGGCGGCGATCTTGACCGGCACAGACATTGTATCGGCAAATCCCATATCGAGCGCGTCAGCTGCATCAAACCAGGTTTCCGCCGCCATCAACGCCGCGATGTCCTTCTCGGGCTTACCGGATTTCGCGGCATATCCTTTGTTGAGCGACGAACCAATCTTCTCAAGCGCCTCTGCCATGGCGCGCATATCAGCCGCCGTGCCCATGACCATGCCGGAAGGATCGTGGATCATCAGGAAGGCGTTTTCCGGCATGATGATTTCATCACCCGCCATGGCAATGTAGGACGCCGCCGAAGCCGCAATCCCGTCGATGCTCACGGTGACATTGCCTGCGTGTCGTTGCAGCGCATTGTAAATCGCGACCGCGTCGAACACCGACCCGCCGGGGCTATTAAGGCGCAGGGTCAGCGGCGCTTTGTCCGGAAGTTCGCCGAGATCAGCCAGAAAGGCTTTCGCCGAGACGCCATAAGCGCCGATTTCATCATAGATCGAGATTTCCGCGCCATCATTGAGGGCGCAGATCGAATACCAGTTTTTCATGGAGTTTCCTTTGCTATTGAGGCTGTTCTTCGGGTTTGGCCGGTTTGATTGGCGTGGCCCGAGCGCCCTGGGTTTCACCGGGGCTGGTGCCGTAGTTCAGGCCAAGGGCAGCGGCGCGGTCGGCATCTGCCGCATTCTCGCGGTCGATTTCCTCAATGTCATAACCGGTGGCCTCAACCGCTTTCCGGCGTGACACCAGCCCGGCATTGATCCCCAGCAATTGCGCCTGAATGTCCTTCAATGGATCGACCCAATCCCAGCGTGGTGGGATCCAGTGTACCGGTTTGGCCTTGGCCATGTCTGGTAGATCAAGCGCGCCGGACAATGCGGCGGTTTCCAGCCAGCGTTGCCAGATAGGGCGACAGAACTGATGCGCCATCACCCCGTGCTGCAGCTGGCCGATGCGGCGGCGGAACTCGACCAGCTCGGCCCGCAGGCTGGAGTAATTGGCCTGGCGCACGTCTCCGGTGACCAGGTGATAGGGCAGTCCAAGGGATGCCGAGATCGCCAGCAAGGTGCGATACTGAAAGGCTTCATAGCCGCCGCCCACATCGGCGGGGCTCGAGAACTTGATGTCTTCGCCGGGCAGCAGCACCTGCAAGGTACCGGGTTCCAAGCTGGCAATGCCGATGCCCTCGCCGGTATCTTCCACTTCCCCCATCAAGGCTTCTTCGGGCGCATTCTTGGTGATGAAGCCTGCAAACATCGCGGCGGTTTTCTTGCGATCGAGCTCGGCGTCATCGTATTGGTCGAGCAGGAACAGGCGCACCATGGCCGGTGCCACATGCGGTAAGCCCCGGATTTGCCCCGCATCAATGGGGCGGTAGATGTGCAGCACGTCCTCGGCGGGCACGCGGCTGGTTTCCGGGATCACATCCCGCCTGTCCGTGCTGTCACCGGGATGACGGCGGCGAAAATGGTAGGCGACCCGCCGCCCGATCAGGTCAAACTCGATGCCGCAGCGGATCGGGTTGCCACCCGGCGCAGTTTCGGTTTTCTCGAAGGGGAGCATTTCCGATTGCAGCAATTGCAACTGCATCGGCACCAGCAAGCCGTCCTCAGCACGTCTCGGCCGGATGCGCACAAAACATTCGCCAGCCACGAACATCTCCCGCGCAATCATCGCCTGCAGACCATAAAAATCCGTCAGCCCGTCGGCATCAGCCTGATCAGTCCAGGCGAGCCACAGCTGCTGGACACGGTCACGCAACTCCCCGTCCTCGATCAAAGACGAGGGCTTGATCCCGTCCCCGACCAGATTGGCGGCATAGGCCTCGCAGGCATTGGCAGCGTATCCGTTTGTAACGACAAGTTCACGCGAGCGCGCCAGCAATCGTGGCCCGCCCGAGGCCACCAGCGAGTTGATGTTTTCCAAAGGCGGCTGCCAACCGCGCAGGCGACGGCGCGACATGGCCCCTTCGAGACGGGCGCGCACGCTTGTGGAGCCGCCGGTTTCCCGGCGGTGAAAAGCATCAAACAGACCCATTACAATCCCTTGCTTGTGGTCACGCGCACCTGCCGGATCACTCTGCGGCCTTCCAAAGCGGCGATTTCACGGTCCAGCACATCGATGGCACGGTCGATCTCGGCAAGGCTGCGGTATTCCACGGTCTTGCCGTCATAGCTGACCCGGGCCACACCGCTGGCGCGTGATGTCGCCAGAGCCTCGCGGCGGGTTTTAAGTTCTGTCAGTGTGGCCATGTTGATCCTTAATGTTAGTCATTGACATATAGGCCACTGACACCTATCTAGTGTCATGACCATTGTAACCGTTGTTGAAATGCCCGAATTCCAGCGCCGCGCCCGCGCAATCATGAGCGACGGCGAGCGCATGGAACTGATCGACTATGTGGCCCGCAACCCTATGAGCGGCATTTCCATCGGCGGTGGCGTTCGCAAGTTTCGTTTTGCGCGTGCCGGCAGCGGTAAAAGTGGTGGATACCGGGTAATCCATGTCTTCAGCCCGGAAGACGGCACACCGGTCATATTGATCACGGTCTTCGCCAAGAACGAGAAGGCCAACCTGAGCAAGGCAGAAACCGAGGCCGTCA